ATGCTATTTTATTCTTTATAGAGTTGCTTGAGAAGTTGGGAGATAACATAAATGGTACCATTAACAGTGGTATAAATAAACAAATATTAGAAGAATTAAATGAGAATTCCCGTTTAATAAAAACCATGAATGAGAACATAAGTAAAATCAATATTGATATTGTAAATTCACTCTATTTGAAAATGATAGAATTAAAGAAAGAATATATTGAGGATACTAAAACAATTCTGTTATCAAATACCAGTGAAAAGTTCTCTATGGTACTCGAAAAGAACAACTCTGTTTTGATTGATAAAACCACTCTGTTATTTAATGAATTGATACCGAAAACAAACATAACTATATATGATACTTTAAATGAAAAAATAAGCATCTTTCAAAAGGAAATGAAAAGTGAAACAGAAACCATACTGAAACAAATCAATAATACAACTGAAAGTGCAACTATAGAACAATATTTGGAAGCCACGGAGAACAAATTTACAAGGCTATTACAGAATATACAGCAACCTATTCACATGTATATAAATACAAGTGAAGAACGGATTAATAAAAACATTTTAGAAATCAGTAATATTACAAAGGAGAACATGGTTGTACAAAATAAATTATATGATGAAATGAATGACTTTTTAAATAAGTACCGCGTTTCCAATTATAAAGGTAGTTTCAGTGAAACCCAACTGAATAATGTTCTCAATGCCATGTATGATGATGGAGAAGTCATCTCTACAACAAAACAGATTGCATCTGGAGATTTTATTTTGAAAAGATACAATAAACCTACTATTATGTTTGAGAACAAAGATTATACAGAAAAAGTCTATGATGCCGAAATAAGGAAATTTGTAAGAGATGCGGAAAATTTAAAGATGCATTCTGTATTTTTATCACAGCGGTCTGGTATTGTAAACAAAAAGAATTTCCAAGTGGAATGCCACAAAGGATTAATTTTCATATACATTCATTTTGTCAATTATTCCCCTGATAAAATAAGAATTGCAATCGATATTATAGACAATTTGGATTCCAAAATTAGAGAATACACAGAAAATGATGGTGTGATTGATAAGAGTACATTATTGGATATTTATGAGGAATACCAACAAATTGCTGTTCAGAAAGACAATTTAATTGGCGCTCACAAAGAATTCGGTAAAAAAATAAGTAACATTATAGATAGTTTACACTTTAATTCATTAGGAAAATACCTTGCAGGCCACTTTTCATGCAACTTGGATACCGCCAAATTGTCAAATCAGTTAATATGCGACATATGTAACAAATATACATGTACCACTTTGAAATCCATGTCGGCTCATAAACGAGGTTGTAAGGCAAAACAACCCATTTTAACTATTACAACATAACTTATACAATGTATTACCATTTATGCAGTCATAATATACTTTATATAAAATATATTATGTTATGGTCTCACTAAGGGGGCTTCGCCCCCATGGCGCTTCGCGCCATGACAGGTTGGTCTTTCCTCATTATTTTTTATAATTTATTTTATTTTGGTTACAAATTACAGAATCATTTTGGAACACATGGAGAACATTGGAATAATAAAAGATTTTGTATTATTTTTTATATTGTAATACTCGAATATACTTTGTTAGCATTTATCGTAACAATTCTGTATAAGTTCATTCAAAACCTCACTCATAAACCTCTCGTGAGGGGGCTTCGCCCCCATGGCGCGCAGCGCCATGACAGGTTGGTCTTTCCTCATTATTTTTTATAATTTATTTTATTTTGGTTACAAATTATAGAATCATTTTGGAATATAGGGAGAACATTGGAACTATATATTTTTATATTTGCATATATATATATGTCTTCTTCAAAAAAAAGAAAAACCTCCAAATCACCTGAATCTCCATCAAAAAAAAGAAAAACTCTAAAAATAAACCATGGTGAAAATATTACATCATTATCTGATTTAAATGATTTAAACCCTGGAGATAGTTATATAATTGGTATGAATCCACCATCGTTCAGTTATCTTGCGGATGCTCCTCCTCTTCCTCCTGATTTAATTTTTGCAAAATTTATTAGTGAAAGAACCACTAGAAATAATAAAATAGTAAGTACTGAATATATATTTAATATTGGAGACGATGATAATCCAAAAATTGTTCGTTTAAGTGATGAGGATCTTTTAGGTCCTCATAATAATCTGAAAGTGTGGAAAATTACCGATAAACCTATACCACTTTGGGGAAAAATGAATTCATTTCTTTATAATGCGGGTAATTCTAAACATAGAAAAAGTAAAAAATCGAAAACCATATTCATAAAATAAATTGTTACAAATTATAGAATCATTTTGGAATATTTGGAGAACATTGCAATAATAAAAGAATTTTGTATTATTTATAGTGCCCATTTACTATGATTTGGCATCCATTTACTATGGAGTGTCATAAGATATAAATAATTTTTTTTGAATTGGTTTATTGGGTATACTCTAAACCACGTTTTATACATTGTTCTTCTAGACAAACAATATTCAATAAAAACCTGTTTATTATCAATCTGACAAAGCAATTTCATGTTTGGTGAAAGTGTAACAAAAGAATAGCATATGTCTATATTATTTATTGTTTGTATTTTAGGTTTATTTTCTAATAAATGAATTATATTTTTATATTTTACTTTATCTAATTTATTCGGACTATTCGGGTTAGGTCTATTCGGGTTATTTGATGAATGTTGTAAAATAAATTTTACAATATAACTAATTGTATTTTTGATATATGCGAACATGATTGAATGTGTACATGATTTGTAAAGTTATATTTTTATATTTTTTTCGAAAGACAAAGTAACCAAATAATAAAATGATTTTGTTAGCATTTATCGTAACAATTCATTATAAGTTCATTCAAAACCTCACTCGTAAACCTCTCATCAGGGGGGGCTTCGCCCCCATGGCGCTGCGCGCCATGACAGGTTGGTCTTTCCTCATTATTTTTTATAGTTTATTTTATTTTGGTTATGAATTACAGAATCATTTTGGAATACATGGAGAACATTGGAACTATAATATTTATACATCATAAATATTATATATTACCCTTTCCCAATACAATAACGAATTCAGATTAGGTGTATTGATTATATAGGTTTCTTTGACTCTTTTGATGATCTTGATTTCGGATGTTTCGGATGTTTTGGATGTTTTGGATGTTTTGGATGTTTCTTTGAATCTTTTGATGATCTTGATTTATTATGTTTCGGATGTTTCTTTGACTCTTTTGAAGATTTATGAGACTTTTTTGGATATACAGAAATTACAATAGGTTCATTAAAGTACTTTTCACGATTTTTTTTAAATTCTTCATCATCTAACATATTACAAAAATCTTTAATTTTTTTTATTGGTAAACGTAAACGATAATATTTTTTATTAATTGAATGTTTACCTCCTCCTTCAAATAATCCAAGATTTCTCATAATGTCAACTAAAATAATTAGTCCTGTAGAAATTACGATACAATTCCCAAGATCTAATCCGTGTAAACGAAAATAATCATCTAAATTAAGCATCATATTTTCAATATTATTACCTAAATTATTCATCATACTCCTAAGTCTATCATTTAAACCAGGAATATTGTTATTTCGAGGAACTATCTCGTTTTGTAAATCAGGAATATGATCCTCTGGCGGATAATACTCTTCTGGGTAATAATACCTGCGGTATATATTGTGTCGAGAATTATTGAGTAATGGAGGGATTGGTAAATTATTTTGTAAATTGCGTAATGGAGGGATTGGTAAATTATTTTGTAAATTGCGTGAATTATTATTATTATTATTATTTTGTAAATTTTGTGAATTGGTAATGGCTTGTCTTTCAGAAAGCATTTTATACATGATACTACGATTTGCAGGATTATTTCTATAGTCATCAGAATATGAATGGATTATGTTCATTACAGAATGTAAATTCCTTAAATCAGTTGACAATTCACTTAAATCAGTTGACAATATTAAAATTCTATTTTCAATAATACAATCAAATAAATGTTGTTTTATACAAGGTTCTCTACATACAGGACAAGGAACTTCATCTATAAGTTGTGGACGACTATTTGTCTTAGTCAAAAACCAATTATACATACATTCTGCATGAAAAATATGCGGGACTGAACTTGAACTTTCATTATGAACCTGACAAGAATTCTCATTGTTAAAATCATCACATATCGCGCAAACCTTATCACTAATATAACTTACATGACCTTGAATTGTACCACGAGAAGAATGACTATTTTCGTCGTCACTGTCACCACCATTCATTCCATTTTTATTTTTTTTTGTTCTTCTTTTTGAATATTTCATCACTATATATAATATAAATATTGTTGTAACCATTTACTAAATACAAAACGCAATACTTATAATAACAAAAGTATTATTATTTGTTATACAAATTTTCTCACACCAATACTCGTAACAATTCTATATAAGTTTATTGAAAACCTCACTCGTAAACCTCTCATCAGAGGGCTTCGCCCCCATGGCGCGGAGCGCCATGACAACTTGGTCTTTACAAAGATTATATTATAATATATCCTCTTATAGTATACTATAATATGAATTGGGAGAACATTAAGGGGTCACCCATCCTCCATTATTTCTTTTCTTTTTCCACTTTGGCATTTGTTTTGAATGCATTTATAATACATCCCAAAATCAATCTTGCATTATACCTGTTAAACATATTTTCATGTATTGGAATTTTGGTCATCACATATGCAGACCCTTTATTTATTTATAACAAATTCAAAATATATCCATGGATTGAGAACATAAAAAGCAAAATATTCAATGTATTCAATATTGGATACCATATATTGCCAGTTTATTTGTTCTCTCATCGCAATTCATTGAAAGATGTATTTTCCATGGAAAACATACTCAATTCCGCCTTTTTTATTATAGTTTATTTCCTATTATTTTACAACCATTTGAAGAACATTTATCCGCTCCACGCGAATGAACTCTTTATTATGGGTTGTTACATTTATGTTGGATTTATTCTTATACATTTATTGTATACATTATAGTAATCTTCACTCCTTCTCCATCATGTATGCTATAAAAAATTGATTCTATAATAAATGTATAGTATTTTATAAGTATACACATCACAACACAACATAATAACATGTCTGTTTCTACCAAATACATCACTACAAATGTTCTCATTCCCATCTTCGGAAACAAATTTGAATACGAAGTAAAATCTTATTACCCATTTGATTCCACCACTTACATAAACCTGAAAGATCCTAACAATCACCAAATTCAGGTTTCCATGTATATTACCCAGGAGGTTCTTCATATTTCCTCATTGAAAAAAACAAAACATTCTTCTGGAAGTCTCTTATTGGAGAACATTAAATCCTTGGCGCTTCAATTCAATGTTCCCGAAATCACATTATATGATGATTCTAGTATTGATTATGGCGTTTATGAGTCGGAAATCCATGATTACGAATTGACAATCGATTTGTATTTGTTACATATTCTATTATATGGCGAAAGTTGGTATAACAAACATGGATTTTACATGAAAAATGGAAATGCTCATATGGAATATAGTGACCACAATAAAAAATTGCTACAAATGTCTATGGGAGACCTACTACAGATATATATTCGAAAATGTAATGATATTTGCAGGAATTGTTTATTGAATCCGTCTTGCGTAAACTATGCATATAGTCATGCTGGAGCCATGAAGAACATGCAAGAGTTTGTATTACACTATTATTATGCAAACCCCAAATCATCTTCTTATTTGGAGAACATTTCAGAAATGGATTTGGAGACTATCTTGGATACCATTTCTGTAAATGAATTCATGACTGCATTCAAAAAACAGAAATTGTTGAAAAATGACATGTCTTATATGACTGTTTATCTGATTCATTTGATAAATTTTATTGGGGTCTTACATTATTATGACGAAGACGGGAATGAAGGGGAACCTTTATTGAAATACAATAACGAACTTACAAGTGTTCCATTATATAGTGTGGAAGGAGAACTTGTAATGCCATAAGGGGGGCTTCGCCCCCCGTCCCCCCTGTCCCCCTATCCCCCTGTCCCTCTACCATACCCCAAACCTACATAAACAACTTATTATAATACATACTTTTTTATTTTTGTTATCATTTTTCGTTTTACAAATTACAAAATATAAAATAAGGTCTGGAGAACATTCAAAACTATTTAATTGGGGGTTTGTGCAAGTGGTCACCTGTGGGTAGTTCGGAGTTGTTCGTCACAATTTATTTTCAACCATAATTAATATGTTACCATGTTATGCTTTCATGTAATTTATGTTATTTGATTACATGAAAAAGTCCCAAAACTTTGAGCTTTTCTGTTAAAGAAATATTAAAAGAATTTTGTGTGAGTGGATTTATTTTTTGGTACAATTCATTTTGTCTGCAAAATCAATGCCAATATTTTATAAAATGTAAAAATGAGTTTTTTGAGCTTTTTTTGTTAACAAATCCTTTAACAGAAAAAGCTCAAATCCAAAAAAGTTTATGGTCACAACCTGTTTTTCCATGAAAAATGGGACTGCATGTCAGTCACAACAAATTTTTTTACAAAAAGTAGTTCAAAGAAATCCATTTTGGACATTTTTAAAAATGTCCATTTTCGAAAAGTTGCACAACTTTTGTTACAAAAATAATTAATTAATTATTGAAATAATTTATTTAACACTTCTTTACTGCATACTAATATTTTATTATATTAAGACTGCATGTTAACCTAACAAATTGAATATTTGATTGTAAGAAAAGCCCGGGGGTTGTTCAAAATGGGATTTTGTGTGGTTTGAGCAAGTGGTCACCTGTGGGTAGTTGGGGATTGTTCGTCACAATTTATTTTCAACCATAATCAATATGTTACCATATTATGCTTTCGCTGAATTTATTTTATTTGGTTACATGAAAAAGTCCCAAAACTTTGAGCTTTTTTGTTAAAGAAATGTTAAAAGAATTTTGTGCAAGTGGATTTATTTTTCATTATTTCCAAATCCATTACCATAACCAATCATGGAAATTTATAAAATGTAAAAATGAGTTTTTTGAGTTTTTTTTGTTAACAAATCCTTTAACAGAAAAAGCTCAAATCCAAAAAAGTTTATG